GTCCGGCGCTCAACACCTCGCGCGACTGGTACCGCGGCTGAGCCGCAGCAAGGAGGACAGCAGCATGGACCACCTCGTCGTCGGCTCCGTCCTGGCCGCCATCGCCACGGTCTACACGGCCGGGCCCTACCTGATCTATATGGCACTCGATCGGATCATGGCGAGGCTCTGACCTGCGGCTTCGATCCGGCCGGGGCCCGTTTTTGGAGGGGGCCCCTTCCCAGCCCCGCGCCCAACTTTTAGATTTCTCTCCCCGGCCCTGACCAGCTCGTATGCGATGCCTGGTCCCCAACGCATGGGGGTGGATCATGGCGGCTCGCCCGTCGGAGATCGGCCCGGCCGGCGTCTATCTCGGCGCCGAGGTCACTCGGCGGCGCGGCCTGCGTGGCTGGGATCAGCGCGCGCTCGTCGCCGAGTTGGCGGCGGTCGGCGTCGAGGTGTCCCAGCCGGTCCTGTCCCGGATCGAGTCCGGCGTCCGCCGGGTCGACGCAGACGAGCTGGTTGCCCTCGCTGCGGCGTTCCGCGTGCCGGTCAGCGCGCTGTTGCCCGTGCGCGACGAGGAGGACGTACCGGCGCCCGTTCGGCATGCGGCGACGGGTGACGAGCCCGGCCCGGTCGGCACCGCGCTGGCCGAGGACATCGAGGCGCTCGGTGACCTGGCCGGCATGGAGCCGACGCTCGCGGCCACCGCGGTTCGGCTAGCCCGGCAGATCGACGGCCTGCGGCCGGTGCCGTGCGACGAGTGCGGCTCGCTGGTGCACATCCCGGCCGACCCGCGCATCCTGCCGCAGTTGACGCGGGAGTTGCGGGCGACCGTGGCGACTCTGCTGGAGGGGCGGACAGTGGATGACGAGGACGATGACGGCCTCGGCGACCTCGGGTCGGTCTGAGGACGACTGGGAGCCGCCGGCCGAGTTCGCCGAGCAGTGCCGCGAGCTGTACGGCCTGGAGTGCCCACCGCGGTGGGGCACCCCGCGCCGCCCCGAGTTCCCGTCGCTCGGCCCGAAGGTGTGGCGGGTCATGGAGCGCCTCGGGTACCCGCCGATGCCCTGGCAGCGGTACGTCCTAGACGTCAGTTTGGAAATCGACCCGGCGACCGGCCTGTTCGCCTACCGCGAGGCGGGCGTGTCCGTCCCGCGCCAGCAGGGCAAGACCCAGAAGCTCCTCGGCCTGCAGGTCCACCGGATCGCCGCGTGGCCACGGCAGAACGTCGTCTACGCAGCGCAGACCCGCGGTATGGCGCGCATCCGCTGGGAGGATGAGTTCCTGGAGACGATCCTCAACTCGCCGCTCGCCTCGAAGGTCCGGGCCCGCAAGAGCAACGGCAACGAGGCGATCATCTGGACGCCGACCCGCTCGAAGATGGGCATCACCGCCAACACGGAGAAGGCCGGCCACGGCCCGCCGCTCGACCTCGGCATCATCGACGAGGCGTTCTCCCACGAGGACGACCGCCTGGAGCAGGCCTTCTCTCCGGCGATGCTCACCCGGGCGATGGCCCAGCTGTGGTGGGCGTCCGCAGGCGGCACCGACAAGTCGGTGTGGCTGAACAAGAAGCGGGCCGCCGGCCGCGAACTGATCGAGCGGCTTTGGGAGACCGGCGAGCACCCGGCCGTCGCCTACTTCGAGTGGTTCGCGCCGGAGCACATGCGGCGTGACGATCCGGCGACATGGCGGGCGACGCTACCGGCCCTGGGCCACACCGTGACGGAGGCGACGATCCGTGCCGAGCTGGAGAAGCTGGACCCCGCCGAGTTCGACCGGGCCTACCTCAACCGGACACGCAAGCCGTCTCCTCCCTCTGACCCGAACGTGCCGAAGGGGCAGTGGACCGGGCTGGCCGACGGCAAGTCCCGGCCGGGTGCCGAGTTGGCCCTGGCCGTCGACGTCTCGCAGGACCGGGGCACGTCGACGATCGCCCTGGCAGGCCTGCGCGCGGACGGCCTGGTGCACCTGGAGGTCGTCGACCGCCGGGCGGGTACGGACTGGGTGGTGCCCGCGGTGGTGCGGCTGCGTGACCTGCACAAGCCGGTCGCCGTGGCGATCGCCTCGGCCGGCTCGCCCGGCGGGTCGCTCATCGACGACCTCGTGGCCGCCGGCGTCACGACCCCGGAGGACAAGGAGCACCCGGAGCGCGGCCACCTCGCGGTGATGCGTACCAACGACATGGTCGAGGCGTGCGGGCAGATGGCCGACGCCTTCAACCAGCAGACCGTCCGTCACATCGACCAGGCGCCGCTCACCGCCGCGGTGAACGGCGCCATGACCCGCCCGGTCGGCGACGCCTGGGTGCTCGATCGCCGTCGCTCCCTGGCGGACGTCAGCCCCTTCGTCGCCGCGACCCAGGCCCGCTGGGCGCTGATCGCCCGCGGGCCTTTGGTGCGCGACGACTACGACCCGCTCGACAGCGTTCTCTGAGAGGGGGCCTGACATGCCCGACCTGGCTACCACCCTGCTCGACGTGCTGGGGCTGCTGCTGCTGGCCCTCGGGGCGGGGGCCGCACTGTTCCCGCTGATTGGCTGGGCCGCGGCTGCCGCGTCCGGCGCGGTTGTGCTCGGCGGCTCCTGGCTGGCCGCCCGGCCCCAGCGGGGTGAGCGCGCGTGAGCCTCTTCTCTCGCCGCGCCGCCCGCGCGGTCACGGCGGCCAACCTCATTCCGGACCGCAGTGCCCGCACCGTCAGCACACCGAAGATCACCAATGACACGGCCCTGCGGCACTCGGCGATCTGGGCGTGCCTGCGCTTGCGGGCCAACCTCGTCTCCACCATGCCGGTCGACCTGTATCGCCGGGTCGACGGCATCCAGGTGGAGGTACCCAAGCCGCCGGTCCTGATCAACCCCGGTGGCGACCAGGTTGACATGGTCGAGTGGATGTACTCGAGTCAGTTCGACCTGGACCGGGCTGGCAACACGGTCGGCCTGATCACTGCCAAGGACGGCCTCGGCTTCCCCGCCCGGATCGACCTGCAGCCGATCGGCGAGGTGACCGTCAAGGGGACCGGGTCGGAGATCACCAAGTACAAGATCTGCGGCACCGAGTACGACCCGTCCGAGGTCTGGCACGAGCGGCAGTACACCGTGGCCGGCTGCCCGCTCGGCCTGTCCCCGATCGCCTACGCCGCCTGGTCCATCTCCGAGTACCTGTCGATCCAGCAGTTCGCGCTGGACTGGTTCGGCACCGGCGGCATGCCGGCCGCGATGCTCCGCAACACCGCAAAGACGATCAACGGCGACCAGGCCGCCGAGATCAAGCAACGGTTCAAAGCCGCCACCGCGAACCGGGACTTGTTCGTGACCGGCATGGACTGGGAGTACAAGATGATCCAGGCCGAACAGGCCGGGTCGGACTGGCTCGCTGCCAAGCAGTTCGGCATCACGGACATCGCGCGGTTCTTCGACTGCCCGGCCGACCTGATCGACTCCGCGGCGATGGGCAGCAGCCTGACCTACGCGAACATCAGCCAGCGCAACCTGCAGTTTCTGATCATGAGCCTGGGGCCTGCGGTCATTCGCCGGGAGAACGCGCTGAACAAGCTCACCCCCAAGCCGCGCTACGTGAAGCTCAACACGGACGCGCTGCTGCGGATGGACCCGGCCGCGCGCGTCACCTCACTGGCCGCCGCAGTCAACGCCCGCATCCTCGCCCCGTCCGAGGCGCGCGAGCTGCAGGACCGCCAGCCCTTCACCGACTCCCAGTACGCCGAGTTCGACCGGCTATTCGGCAGCAAGAACCCGGCGCCCGCCACACCCGCGACCGCCGTCCCGTCAGGAGCGACACCATGACCGATCTGGCCGGCCTGCGGGCCGCAGCCGCACAGTCCCGCGCCCAGGCTGGCCTGGCCCAGCGCTCCGCCCCGCGCGACCGCCCCGAAGCCGCCGACGTCCGCTTCGGTACACAGCTCCGCGCCAAGAAGGTCAACCGCGACGGTCTGGAGTACTACCAGGTCGAGGGCTACGCCTCCGCCTACGAGCGCGGCTATGAGATGTGGGACTTCTTCGGCCCGTACACCGAGGTCGTCTCGGCTGGTGCCGCCCAGAAGACCCTGGCCGCCTCGCCCGAGGTGGTGTACCGGTTCAACCACGCTGGCACGCCGATGGCCGGCACCCGGAACGGCCGCCTCGAACTGTGGGAGGACGAGCAGGGCCTGGGCAACCGGGCCTATCTCAATCCCAAGAGGTCGGACGTGCAGCTCCTCGTCCAGGCCATCGAGGACGACGACGTCAGGGAGCAGAGCTTCCAGTTCCGCATCACGCGCGGCGTCTGGTCGCCCGACTACACCGAGTACCGCATCGAGGAGTTCGACCTCGACCGCGGCGACGTCGGCCCGGTCACCTACGGCGCCAACCCGCACACCTCCGTAGCTGCCAGGTCCGGCGAGTTCCTCGCCTCGATCCCGCAGCTGCCGCCGCTCGTCGCCCGTGAGGCCTACACCCTGCTCGCAGCCCGCGCCGACCTCGCCCCGCTCGCGGCCCAGACGCCGGCCGCGGCACCTCTGCCGCCCGCGCCTGTACCGGCGCCGCCCGCGGAACCGCAGGGCCGCTCCCTGTCTCTGCTGCGTACCCAGCTCCTGGTCGCCAAGGCCGAGGACTGAGACCGCCAGCCCCATGACCATCTCGCCGTCCGGCAGATCGCCCGGAGGCAGCGCACCCGCACGCCGGCAGATCGCCCGGCGCCCGGACGCACCCACCCCACACCCGATCTGACCGAAGGAAAGCACCATGCCCGTCATCGACGATCTGATCGCCGGCATCGAGGTCGAGCTGGAGGCCGCGCAGAAGCGCGGCGCCAAGGCCGTCAAGGAGGTGGAGCTGATCCTGTCCAAGGCCGGACAGGAGGGCCGCTCCAACCTCACCCCCGAGGAGGACGAGCGCGTCGCCGAGCTGTTCGCCGCCCGCGACCAGGCCAAGAACGACGTCGCCGGCATCGAGGTGAAGCTCACCAACGCCCGCAAGGTCAAGGCCGACGAGCAGGAGCGCGCCGAGAAGCAGCGCGCCGTCACCCCGACCGAGACCCGCCGCCTGGCCTACGACCAGGTCGCGCGGATCGGCACCGAGGAGCGCACCTACCGCCCCGACTTCGACCGGGACGGCAAGCAGTTCCTCATGGACATCTCCCGCCAGTTCATGTTCCAGGACGTCGAGGCGTCCGCCCGCCTGGCCCAGCACATGCGCGAGGAGCGCGTCGAGCGCGCCCAGTACCTGCAGCGCTCGGTGGGCACCGGCGCATTCGCCGGCCTGACCGTGCCGCAGTACCTGACGGACATGTACGCCCCGGCGACCGCCGCCCTGCGGCCGTTCGCCGACGCGTGCAACCGTCACGCGCTCCCCGAGCAGGGCATGTCCGTCAACATCTCCCGGATCACCACCGCGTCCGGCGCCGCCGTCCAGTCGGCCGAGAACGCGGCGGTCCAGAACACGGACATGGACGACACCCTGCTGACGGTGAACATCCAGACCGCCGCCGGTCAGCAGACCGTCAGCCGGCAGGCGATCGACCGCGGCAGCGGCATCGAGGACGTCGTCATGCAGGACCTGTTCAACCGGGTCGCCACCACCCTGGACAGCACCCTGCTCAACCAGGCCACCAACGGCATGACCAACGTCGCGACCTCGGTCGCGTACACCGACGCCAGCCCGACCGGCGCCGAGCTCTACCCGAAGATCCTCGGCGCGGCGTCCGGCGTCGAGGCCGCGCTCCTCGCCATGGGCAAGCCGGACATCGCCGTGATGCACTCGCGGCGCTGGTACTGGCTGTCCAGCCAGATGAGCTCCACCTGGCCGATGGTCAACTGGACCAACATTCCGGTCCAGGCCGGCGCCGTCGGCAACGCCGCGAGCTCCTACAGCTCTGGCCCGCGCGGCGTCCTGCCCTGCGGCCTGCAGGTCATCGTCGACAACAACGTCGCGACGAACCTGGGCGCGGGCACCAACGAGGACGAGGTGTACGTCGT